GGATTTGATTTGTCTAATACTTCTTCTATCGCCTTGTATAATGCACAAAATGTCTTACCTGTGCCTGCAACACCGTGCAATGCGACAAAGTAATCACCTCGTTTGTATGCATCAAAGAATAGTTTTTGATTGTCTGTTAATGGTTCGAATGCTCTAAGGTCATCAATTCGTATTTTCAATTGATTGGTTGTCTTGGCTACTGTTATCGTTTCGTTGTTTGCTGTTTGTTTGCGAGCCATTTATTTTTCCTATTACATGTGATTTGTGAATTTTACAGGTCACCCATGAGTTATAATAAGAGTCACTTAAAAGAGCTTGTCTACTGAATATCTCAAAAGTTTCCCAATAACTACACTCTGACCTAGATTTACATAGATGTAGAATTTCTCTTGTGTATTGTTCCTCTCCGTTCTTTGTTACTTCTGCCTGTAGTTCAGTATTAGAACCCCAATAGGTTTCCCAATCTGAGGTCTTTCTGATTTTCTTTTTCTTACCTTTTATTTGACGAGTACCGGCCTTGGTAAAGAATTTCTTACCAATGTATTTTCTACCGGTGGGATTGTGCGTAATAAGATAGACAAAGCCAAAGTATCCTTCGGCATCGTCAGGGTTGAATTCTTCTGATATATTATGATAAAACCACATTAATCATCTTCTTCAGGAATATTCTCACTATCTAGGAGTATATACTCTGAACAAAATGGACAATAAATTGGGTCATCGTCACACAGTTCTTCATTATATTTTAGTGTAAATTCTGATTCACAGTTATCACACACATGATTTAAGGTCGCCATTAATCAGCCTTTCCGCACTTGGCTCTCTTTGCGTTAGTCAATGCACCAAAATCTACAGGCCATTCTTTACCTGGTTGCACTTCAACTGCACCAGCAGGAAATTTATACTGAACATTTGCCTGTTTTTGAATGTCAGCTATTGTCATGCGAAACTTTGTCATGTCGTTGCCAAGATTAGGGTATGGCGCATTATGTGGAAATCCCCATCCCGCAACTTGTTTTGTTGCATTGTTAATGACAATTTTATAGTATCCATGTGGTACAATTACGCCATTACCAATCGTTTTATCACCTTGGCCATAGATTGCACCAACATAGATTGTGAATGGTTGATTCAATTGAACTGCCCAACCACGCACAGATGTTTCTAATAGTTTCCATATGCCACGATTCAATGAACCTGCCTGTGGATACATGTTAGTCATCAGAAATGATTCATACTCTACAATTGCAGACCATGACAAGTCACCATCAGGTGCGGCATGACCTTTATCAAATCCTGTACCTGCATAATCATCAGGTCTTGCACCGCCTTGCACACTTGCATCAGCAACAAATGCATTGGTGCGTGGAAAACAACCTAGTGCGTTTTGTGGTAGTAATGTATATGCAACATATGCAGGTATTTTGACAGGTGCATCATATGCCACTAGATATGCTTCACGACAAATTAATGTTGTGGGCCTTGCAGTTGCTGCAAATCCGTATGGACTATGCACAACGCAAGCTTTTTCTGGAAAAGGAACTCTTTGTTCCCATGCAAACACTTGTGACGAAACAAGTGCTAGTAATACTAATAATTTTTTCATTTTAATCCTTATATCCTAAAACTTTCACCGCAACCACATCGGTCACGTTCATTCGGGTTGATGAATTCAAATCCTTCATTAAGTCCCTTTTGTATATAGTCTATTTCTAAACCTTTAAGATATACAGAAGTTTTTGGGTCTACAAATACTTTGCAACCATATGATTCTATGCAATAGTCATCTTCATTAGGTATATCAACATATTCTAAAACATATGCAAAGCCAGAACAACCTGTTGTCTTAACAGCAATACGAAGGCCTTCGCCTTTGCCTCTTCTTGTCAACTGTTGTTTTACTTTATCAGAAGCTTTTTCAGTTAATGATATCATGTTTCTTTTTATAGTCTGCTACTGCGGCCTTGATTGCGTCCTCTGCTAAGATTGAGCAATGTATTTTAACTGGAGGTAGTGCAAGTTCTTCAGCAATTTCACTATTCTTGATACTAGATGCTTGATTTAGATTCATTCCTTTAACTAATTCAGTTATTAGCGATGAAGATGCAATGGCTGAACCGCATCCGTAAGTTTTGAATCGTGCATCTGTAATGATTCCGTCTTCTACTTTAATTTGAAGTTTCATTACGTCTCCGCAAGCAGGTGCCCCAACCATACCAGTACCAATGGAAGTATCACTAGGGTTAAAACTACCCACATTCCTGGGGTTTTCATAATGGTCAATTACTTTTTGTGAATAGGCCATTGTTTATACCGAGAAAGAAGAACCACAACCACAAGTTGTTTGTGCATTTGGATTAGATATGACAAACTGTGAACCTTGTATGTCTTCTTTGTAATCTATACTTGAACCTTGCAGATATTGCATACTCATAGAATCCACTAATACTCTAAACTTTTCTAAAGGCACTTCAAAATCATCTTCATTTGTTATCTCATCAAATGTAAATCCATAACTCATGCCACTACAACCACCGCCTTGGACGAATGTTCTTAATGCTAGGTCTGGATTGTTTTCTTCTGCAAGAAGGTCTAGAATTTTAGTTTTAGCTGACTCTGTTATTGTAATCATTTGATTAAATTATCTCTAAATGTGTGCCATGCATTATCCCATGACCATTTTTGACTACTCTTTATAACTCTATCTCTATTTAGTTGTAAGCAACCATCAATTGCATCACTTAAACTCCCATTCATAAATCCTGTGACACCTTGTTCAATAACATCTTTTGGTCCATCACATGGAAATGCCGCAACTGGTGTGCCACAGGCCATTGATTCAATCATAACAATACCAAATGTTTCCCACATACTAGGAAATACAAAAACTTCTGCATTGGCATAGTAACGAGCCAAATCTACACCCGTTTTGAATCCTGTAAAATGAACATCGGGATATTTCTTCTTGTAGGTTTCTAACATGGGTCCGTCACCTACCATCACCTTCAAATAACCAGGATAATCAAGTTCAAAGAATTCTTCTAAATTCTTTTCTTTACTAACTCTACTTACACATAACAAATACTTACTAGTTGTTTCCACTCTATGAGATGGATTGAATATTTCTCTATCAACACCTCTTGTCCATGAAACTATATTGTCATCAAAATTGTGGGCAAGCAAATCTCGTTTCATTGTGTCTGTAGTGGTCAACACTTTACCACTATGTTTATGAAACCATCTAACATATCGCCATGTCAGAAACTCAGGGATGCCAAAAAGTTTAGCAAGTCCTTCTGGAAACTTAGTATGATAAGCAGTATTGTGCCTAATATTATGTTTTGAAAGATATGCTCGAGCCCACAAACCCAAAGGACCTTCGGTGGCGATGTGGATATAATTCGGGTCAATCTTCTTAATCTCTTCGCCCATGCGCCACGGAAAGGTAAGCTTGACTTCGTTGTAGCCAGGACAATCAACATAGCGGAACCTGCTGGGATTAATATAATCAACAGTATAACCATCCAGTAACGCCATACTTTCAATATTCTTATAGGTCGTAACAACGCCATTGATTTGGTCTGGTAGGTTATCTGTAATGATTAAAATCTTTTTTGTCATCTTGTTAGTTTTGCTAGTTTAATATAACGAAATATTGTTAACCACATCCAGCCTATATCAAATTCATACCAGTTCTTAGAGAGGCGGGCACTCGCTGGGTCCAAGTGGTGGTTGTTGTGCAACTCTTCACCGCCAATAACAATACCCCAAGGACTAATATTGCGACTATAATCTTTAGTTTCACCATTTCGATATCCAATCCAATGACCAATACCATTGATAACACCTGCTGCCCAAAATGGGATCCATATCATTTGAATACCCCATATTAATAGACCCCACCAACCAAATAAAAATACACTCAACAAAAGGAGAAGGCCAATGCCAAGTCTAGAGTGAGGCTGGTATAGGTGAAGCTCCATCCAATCAGCAGGAGTGCCAACACCATATGTATTAACCATGTCTTTATCTTTGCTTGCCGCATGATATAAGAATGCTCCTTTAAATAATACATGCAAAATTCCATACACATGAGGTGTATGTGGGTCACCTTCAATATCACTATATCTATGATGTTTACGATGAATTGCAACCCATTGTTTAGTGACCATGCCTGTTGTTAGCCATAACCAAAAACGCATAAAGTGTGATAGAATAGGATGAAAGATGATGGCACGGTGTGCTTGACTGCGATGAAGAAACAAAGTAACGCATATAATGGTGATGTGTGTTACCACTAATGTGTATATAATTTCTAACATCAAGCGGCCTTAGCCCATACATCATCACCCCAATCACCAGACAATGCACCTTTAGCATAATCAGTTACACGATTCTCAAAGAAGTTACCATGAATGGGTGCATTAATCATTTCTTCAACCCAAGGTAATGGATTCTTTTTTACTTTATAAATGCCTTTAAGACCAAGAGATATAAGACGCCTATCAGCAATATAACGAATGTACTTTTTAACATCATCACTAGATAAACCGTCCATAGCGCCCATAGAAAAGGCGAGGTCAATAAATGTATCTTCAAGTTCAACCATT